GGATACATTATGTAATCCTCAAAAGGATACGATGTTAGTTTTCTACTGTAATATCTAATTTCTTGATAAGATCCACTAAACATTTTACCATATGTGGTATCTGTAAGTGATGGGAAATAACTTTTTAATCCGTCATCCCAAGGAGATGTATTGGTAATAACTGATGCTGAATCAAAAAAAACAGGGGAATTATAATTTCCTGATATATTTGATTTATTACCAGAATATAATATAAATTCATTATCTACTGTATCTTTAGTTACCATTACTGACCACCAATCACTATTAAAGAAAGGCAAACATACACTTGAAGAAACTGTTAAATTATTAGTATCTGGGATGAATTCAAGATTTACATATTGATTATATGGATCTGCTATTGATCCTGAATATGAGCCACTATAATATGCTGATCCGGAATAATTTAATCTAATAATTGAATTTTGGTCATTAGACCATAAAATTTGTTGATAATATGAAACATCATCAGGGATACCTCTTGTTTGGAATCTAAATTGCAAGGTTGATGGAGTACTAACCCCCCAATCAGCTGGATTTATTTCCCAAGAAGATGTAATAGCATTTATTCCATTAGTATCTAATGCATAATTATATTGATTAAACCACAAATCATAATCAGAATAATTTATTTTATTTTGTCCTCCAAATTCTGATATTTCTAATATTGTGTCAGGGATACCATAAGATGTAATTAGTGTTCTTAATCCTTCTATAGTACCTTTTTGTTTAATAAGATAAGGTAAATTATGGTAAATTCGTTTATATGTTTGTAAATTTACTTCATTTAACGATAAAGGTATAGCAGATGAAGTAATTACTTCAGTAATATATTCACTTCCTGTTGGATATATACTTCCACTAGAATTATATCCTAATAAATTATTAAAAGTATCATCTGTTGAAAAATTATTTGTGTATATGTTGATACCAAAAGATTTGAGAATATCAGCCATCATTTCAGGGGCTGCACCATAATCTAAACGATTATCGGCATTTAATTTTTCGGAAATATTTCTAGTATAGACCCAAACATTATCAAATGATTGACCAATCATATTTAAGAAAGTAAAATATTTTTCACTATCATAATCCTCAAGATAAGGAGGAACTAAATTGGTTAATATATTTTCATTTTCTCTATCATATTCAGAAGATGTGTAATATTGTCCTCCATAGTTTGGAGAACCATATATATCATTCCCATACCAAGTAATTACTTCAGAACTACCTGTAGGGTATAGGGTATAGGGTGGTGATGTATTAGTTTTAGGCCAAGATTTAGATCCACTATCATAATATAGAAAGTATTCATAACCATCAAATTTTTCGGTAATTTGAGATATTTTAGAATCAAGTATACTAATACTTGCAGAAACTTGAGGGGTTTGGGTTAGTAAATTTAATGAAGTTAATTCATTATTATAATCCTCAATTACTTTTACTTTATCATAAAAATTACTTAATCTATTAGCTGCGGATGAATAGAATATAAAATTTGTATAATCATTATAATTTATATTTATATCTAAACTTTCTTCTTCTAAATAACTAGATAGTTGATTTTGAATATTATTTAAACTTGAAGTTGTTAATCCCTCGTAATTTGAGAATTGAGTACTAGTACTAATTAAATTTTTTAAACCTATATTAGTATTAGGACCAGATAATGGGGTTAATGAATCTACTTGGGATATTGGAAACTCTACATTTAGGTTATAACCAATAGAATTAGCCGTTTTAGTTATTATCCATAGTTGATCCTTTACATTTATATTATTAGGAAGTGGTTCATATAGTTTAATAAATAAACCATATTTGTTTTTACTTTCATCTAATAAACTATTTACAGATAATTCTAATACATTATTCCCAAAATTTAAATAAAATTCATCAAAATAATCATCTTGACCTAATTTATTTGAAAAGGATTCATATGATATTACTAGGGATTCATTAGATATATTGTTATTAGCTATTCTAATTTCTGTTCTATCGGATGATATTTCAGTAATGTAAAATAAATTTTCTGGGCCTGATCCTAATTCATATTCTGTAAAGTTATAAATAAAGTTATAAATTCCTTCATCTAATGATAAATCATCAGAATCTGCTTGTAAATCTAAATTTATTACTGAAAATTCGGAAGAGTTTTGAGATGGTAATTCACCAGGGATTGACCAATTAGAGGTGCTTGGGTTTGAAGCAACAATATTGTTATTTAAATCATAAACAAATAATTCAATTTTACTTAAACTATAGTAAATATTTCCTTGTATTTCAAAACCTGTTACAAGATCTTGATCCTGCGTAGTAAGATTGGAAGATTCAAATGTATTTACATCAATGGGAGTTATATTATAAATAGCCATTATTTATTTTAAATTGGGGTGTTTGTAGAATTAACAAACTGTTGAGTTAAATCAACTATCTGTTGTTGTAAATCTAAATTATCTTGTCTTAATTGAGTTATTTCTCCTATCAAAGCATTTAACTCACTACTGTTTGGTACTTCACCAATATATTCGGTACTTGATTGTATAAGATACTCATGAGAATATGAGTCTCCTAGTTTAGGTATAATAAAGAACAATTGTTGATAATAATCAAAAAATTCAATTACACTTAATGCTGGTTCTAATACCGAAGAGGTTGTTGGTATAATATCTACTGATACTAATTGTGTGAAATTAGTATTAATAGTATCTTTAAATTGATTTTTACTATATACTTCCTTATTTAATGTTATTTTTTCAGCCATTATCCGTTAATTACTTTAAAATAATATTGATCATCAAATACAATAATGGAACCGTTTATTTCGGTTTGGATTAAAATCTGATAGTATCTCTGTGGTTCTAATCCATTCATGTATAGATCGAAATAACTACCACTAGCATCACAGCTTAATTTTGTATATATTGGATCAAAATCAATAACATATTCATTTGTATCTAAATCTTTTAAAGCCCAATATGATGATGTAGGTAAAGTATAATTCTGAATATATGCTGATGAAGTTTGCCATACCGTTGGTGGGTATTCAGGGCGAGCGTTTACATAAAATCTATTTATACTTTGAGTATAGAAAGTTCCTGGGTTTTCTGCTAGGGTTAAAATGGCAGGTAATGAAGTTAATGGAGGTAGTGAGCCGGTTGAATATGAAAAATCATTCCATTTAAATTCTAATTGGGGTGGATATATAGTGTTAGTATCAATGGAAAAGAATTTAATTTCAGGAATATAATTATTATTATAAACCCATTCTAATTCTTGTTTTACTATAAAACCAGTATTTGATATTGGAATACTTGTTGTTTCTATATCTGATGGAGTAGCATAATAATCAACTGTTCCTGAAACCCAACATTCGACAATTGGTTTTACACTAACATTAAGATCTTTATCTTGAGAATAATTATATATTTGAGATGAAGAAAGATAAGTATTTACAGATCCTGAGGCTATTTGGTTATACCAAGTTCCCCCACCTAATGGAGCATAATTTATATTATAATCAGATGTTACATTTGGTCCAGGTGTTAAAACATTCCATACTGTACTTCCGGAATATTTTTGCCAATTCCAGGAAACTCCGTTTGTAGTTAATGGAGAATCTAGATATTTTCCAGTACCCATATCCCATGATCCTGATATGGCAAGAACATTTAGAGTAGTATTTAATTCTAATCCTGTAGTATTTGCTATAAAACAACGTAAATTAACATCCCACTCAGATGTTTTAATTTTATCAGTAATTATATTATCAATTTGGGTTTGATCAAATTGAATGACAAATCTACTTGTTTGTGGATTTGGATTTGCAGGTGCTATGGAAGTTTCTGTTGCTTCAATAATTGCATCTAATCCTGTATTCATATCAGGATACATTGAATACAATGTAGCATCTTGTGTTGGGAATATTTTATATACTGCCATTTTTAATTTTTTTATAAAGGTACTACTCTACCTTGAATGTCTGTGTTAGGGTATTTAACTTCAAAAATGCTTGGATCAAGTGATGGATAAACAACATTACTAATTGTTGCTCCTTCAACATCATATGAATTATTACTATAACCTATACTTAATCCTGTTTTATTATTAATGGTAATATTTTTTACTGTTTGGACTCCTTTAATTCTATCTAATAAAATATATAATTCACTTAAAATAATAGGTTGGTTTATTTGCCATTTATCAATATTAAAGTAATCTTTCAAAGCAGCTAAACATGAGATTAGAATTTGATTAGCATCGTAATTAGGTAATATAATAATTTCAAAATTAACACCTATATTAATTATAAAAGCATCTTTAATTATTATAGAATCATTAACGGACCTGTATACTGAAAGATATGTTGATAAATTTTGTTTTAGTGTTTGAGAGGTTGATGCTAGTTGCTTTTGGCTATTATAGCTTAAAACATACATATCTAATGTACCTATTTCCCCTATTAAATTTTTAATTTTGGAAGGTTCTATAAATGACTTAGCAACAGTACCATATTTTGCAGGGATAGATAATGATCTGATTAGATAATCCTGTGCGGTTACTGTTCTTAATTGGGATTGGTAACTACCTAAACCATTTGTTCTTAAATCAAAAGGTGTATCACCCCCTCGTCCACCATCTGCGGCTTGTGGGTTAGTAATAGATAATGAATTAAATATTGAATTAGCTAATGTACTATTAATTAATGTAGAATTATTAAATTTTACTGTATTTTTATCTATACTTGTTATAGTATTAGCATTAACATTAGCATTAACACCTCCACCTGTTATGTATCTTACCAATAATGTTGTATTTGTTGGGGCAACACCATATGTTTCAGTAAACATAAAATTATTAGGAGCATATGCTACAGTCAGACTATTTTTTCCAAAAGGTAAACCAATACCTATATTATCTGGGTTGGGGGTTATTTGTTCATCTGTATCATTTGGGTTTCCAGAACCAAATTGAATTTGTAATACCCCTGTTGTTAATAAACGAGTTGCAAACCTTCTTTGTGTTTTCTTTAATTTTAATAAATAAGAAACATCATTATCAACATATGTGTTAGGATCATTAGGATTAGTATTTTTAATACTATCCATTACTGTTTCTTGTGCTAGATAATCAACTTCATACCATGTATTTCCATCTGAGTCTGTTATATCTAAAATACCAACAATATTATCATCTGTTATATTAATAGTAGGATATGATTGGAAATCACCAAATGAAAATGATGAAGTTATTATATTTCCTGAATATGCCTTGCGTGATTTTTTAAGTAAATAACTTGTTGGAACACCACTAGATGCTTGTAATACTGTAATTTCGGTTGGGTCTGCAGAACTGCTAAATTGAAAATTTAATCCTTGTTCTACTATAAAGTTTACATTTGTTGGTATAAGTGAGCTTACAACAGTATTATTATCTATTTGGAGAGTATAATCAAAATCAGGTAATGTATTAATACCAGAACCTATTGATGGTAATGTTTGGTAAAAATCAATAGTAGAAGTTGCTACATGAGTGTCTTTTGGTTTATATCCTAACATATAAGATAAATCATACAAATTACTTGTTTGGGAAGCATATTGTATAAAAGTTTCTTGTATTTGGGTATCTAAATAAAAAGACATTACATCACCTACATAAGATGCCATTTCCATAAACATCATACCTGGGGAGGATGTTGAGAAATCATTATAGGTTTCTGGGAAGTATGTTTTTGAGTAGTTAATTAGAGAATTTCGAAAACTTGTGAAATCCCTATTTAAATAATTTATATTTCGTTTAATATCAGCCATTATATATTTAATGTTATTTGGTCATTTATTCCTAAGTCTTGGACACTATATTTCATAATAATATCCATTCTATTATTATCTTCATATCCTATTATTTCTAAATCTTGTAACAATACATTAGGAAAATATATATTTAAATCATTTTTTATAATTTTTTCTATATTGGAAATTGTTCCTTTAGAAATTTGTTCAAATACTTGAGCTCTTATATTACCCCCAAAGTTAGGATTAAATACTCTTTCTCCTTTATTTGTCCAAAAGTAATTAAGTAAATTGGATTTTAATTGATCTTGAGTAGTATAAGTTGAATTAAAAACAGCAGATGCGTTGAATGGAATACTTACCCCAACAGCTACATTAGGAAATAAATCAATAGGTGCTATTTTTTTTGCTCCGAATGCCATTATTTTTTCATTAAATTCATTATTTGATCTAATCCTAATTGCCCTTCAGGTAACGAACCATTAATAGCATCTACAGGGCCAGAGGCTTGCATTGTTCCAGCATATGTTGTGTTTGCTGCACCACCTTGTTGCATTTCACCTATTATACCTGAAAACATATTTCTACGTTCTTCGGGTGTTAATTGTTTTGGTTGGTTAATTACAGGTTGAGCATATGATTCATTAATTTGGGGTTTGGGTCCTTTAACTGCTTCTAGTAAAATATCATGCAACTCCTCTTGAATTGCTTCCTTTACAGCTTCCTTCAATATTGATTTAAGTTCTGAGGTTTTCATTTGTTGGTTATTGTTTGTGTATAAATATTAAATTAATATGCTTTTAAATTATCTCTATCAATAATTAGTTTAAGTTCATTTATCAATGTTTGGATATTCGTTGTAAATGATAAATTAGTTTGGATGATAATGATACCTGATGAATTTTTACCTATTGCTCTCATACGGTTAACTGTTGGTGAAAATGGTATTGTTTCGGTTTCAATTATAAATCCTTTATATGAATTGTTATTTTCACTATTATTAGCACTTTGTTGGGTGGAGGCAATTAATTTAGTATTATCCTGTATAGGTGTTAATGTTTCAAAAGGATTACATAAATTAATTAAAAGATCTATAGATCCTAAAAATATAACAATACCAGCTATAGTAGTAGAAACTGTAGAAACAGCAACAGAAACTTGACTAGCTACATTTAAAAGTGGTGGTAAACGAGGAACACCTTCTTTATCAAACTTAATTTTATTATTCGCTTCATTAACAGTATTAATAGCAGCGGGTACTGCTCCTGGGACTGCTGTTGGTGGTATAGCCGCTAATGCAATATTGGTACTTAATGCTACTAGAGATAAAGTTGAAGAAATATCCTGAAGGGTATTAGCAACAGTTGAAGCTGAATTTACTGATTTTAAAGTGCGTTCTAATTTATCAGATGATTTATTTAAAAATCCTGTTATATTATTTCTTATATCTACTATTTTTTTAAGATTGTCTGGGGTTGGGCAAAATTGTTTTTTGATACTATCTAAATTTAAACCTCCTGTTTGTTTTTCAAGTAATAATAATGGATTAGTTAAATCCGTAGTACTAATACCTTGTTCTTCTAATTTTTGTTCAAGTAAATTGATACCGTATTCTTGAATTAAATTAAAAGCCATAGGTACAACTTTTTCTTTTAACGATTGACCAATATCTAACATTATTATACTTAATTCTTCCTTTCCTTTTGGCTTTAAGGATTCAGGAAGAGCTTCCTTTGGATTTTTAATAGGTCCATTTATTAATTTTTCTCGCTTAAATGAGAACTTTTTCTTAAAGTCTAATTCTTTTAATTCCGCAATTCTTATTTCAGGAGATGGGAATTTTAAACTTATAGATGGTAGGGTTGGAAGAGTAGGTAAACGGGGGATTAAAGGAAATAAAACATTCCATTCTATTTTAGATATAGTTCCTAAAGGGGAGGGAGTGTCTGTATTACTAGCAAAATTATTATAAAGTTGGAAATCTTCAACTGCTTTTTCAGTAAGAGGACCAAAATTACCATATCCCGGATCTCCTTCTTTTTGAGGGAGTTTTTGAATACTTTCAGGAATCTCTAAGTTTTGTATAATAAAAAAATCCAATAATGCTTTTTGTATTTTTTCTACAATTGGTCCATTATTACCTTTTTTAATTATTGTACCTGGGTATATATCGGGAGAGGGAATCATAGAGTATAGGATGTTGTAGATAATGATTCTGATAACCTGATTAAATAGTTAGGTATTTTTTTATTTATTTCAAAAGCAACACCACTTGTAGGAACTAATAATGATCCTGGGTGAGGGGTAACCTGGGTTTGGAGAGCTATAGATAATGCTTGTAAATCCCCTAATATTTCAGATAATAATTCACTTAATTTATCTCCATAAATAAGAGGGTGTGATATTGTTTCATCATAAAAGCTACCTAAATATATTTTTGGAGACTGAATTGTGGTATTTTCTACAGCATCTATATTTACTGAAGTTTTAGCATTAAAATTTATTGATTTTTTAGAACTAAATAAAATATGATCTGTTTTTGAGTTAAAAAATAACCTACCAGAATTAATAGCTACTTGATTTCCTGTAAATTCATTTGGATTAGTAGGTTTATTCCCCTGTGGGTACGAATAATAATCACTACTAGAAGCTGATATGTTTAACTGTTGATTATTAGTTAACCAAATTGATGAAGTATCAAAATTAAAATCTTCAATAGTACATTCCCACCCAGGAAGATCATTTAATGCTGCTCCATTTCTAATTATAGTAATAGGATTACCATTCTCTCCAAAATTTGACCATCCACTATTTACAAAGGATCCACTTACTGTACTTCCAAATCTAATACTATTTCCCCACCTACCTTCAATTATATTATCACCAGCATAAGGTAATAATGATTGAATGTTTATTCTTTCTTCAAAAGTAGGTGTAGTATATGGAGAATTTAATAAAATTCCAGTTTCGCCATCTTTAACTTCTCTTATTAATCCTGCTTCTGAGGCTGTGTAATCATTTTGTACATTAACATTATTTTGAAGATTATCTAATGGTAAAGCATTATGGTGGATACTATTCCATATATTAATTGGTGGGAAATAATATGTTTGAGTATCTTTATTTACTTTGTTAGGATCATTAATAAATTGAGATTCAGGATTAGGTAAGGTAGTATAATATATAATTTCATTAACTAGAGGATAATGTTTAATATTAGGAAATAATGGTTTTGCAGTTGATATTCCTTCAATAGCACTGTTACTTATTGATTTATAATATACAGTACCTATAGAATCCCATTTTCCATTTTCATCAAATTTAGGATGTGATGAATCTAATATAATATCTGTAACTCTAGCAACAAATATATTTCTTCCACTACCACTATTATCACCTCCCCCTAAACTTGCAACGGATCCGGCTACTGTAGAATTATTAGATATGGTTTGGGATAATCCCCAACTTTGTTGATTCATAGGGATTATTTATCTATTTTCAATTCTTTCATAGCATTAATTAACTGTTCCTTTTCATCTTCGGAGATAGATATATCACCACTGGATGATGTGTTTTGTAATACGCGCTGGATAATGGTAGACATTTTGATGAGCTGTTCATCATTCTTAACAGATATATCTAAATATTCCTTAATTAAAGGAACAATAAGAGTAGCGTCCCCTATATCAGCAATTAATGGTTTTAATTCTGATATAAGTGCGCTAACTTGTCTTTTTTTTTCATTTTGATTGGTATATATTTCTTGAAGAATATCAGAGAATTTTTTTTTACCAAATATTATACTATCTAATTGTGACATAATACATACATTTATTTCCAATATAAATATTAGAACTAAAACTTTGTATAACCCGTTTCTAAATAGAATATATAATTATCTTTAAATATATTATATAATTGATTTGCTATTTTTGTTATTTTAGGAGTTTTAGCATCTACCATTTCACGAATATAAATGTATAATGCTTTTTTATTAAATACATCTATATTTTCTCTTTTTCGAAATAATTCCAAAATAGCATCAGCAATATTAGCATCGTCCCCTTTTGGAAATAACTTATAAATATTTGTAGTACAATATTCGGTATATTCATCTATGAATTTAGATAATTGATCATTTTGTGATTTTTCATCTATAATATATGAGTGATTATTATCATCTTCTAATACGGATATAGGAGCAGTAACGACGCGTTTTTTATAATTTTTCTGATTTGATAAAATTAGATACCTCTTAGCAATAGTTCCAAAATATGAAAATGCTTTTGCTCCTCTATCGGGGTTGAATAAGTGGATTTTTGATAATAAAAAAGTTATTACTTCATGTTGTAAATCTTCAATATTATCTACCTCCGTATAATAAAATTTAAAAGTATGAATTATATTTTCTGTTAATTTAAAAAAAGCATAATGGATTTTATCATTATATATTCTACTTCTTAAATCTGAATCTTCCGTTCTATTATATAATACAATGAAATCTTCTGTTTCTTGTGTAAAATATTGAATACCTTTTTTTCTTCGCTTAGCCATATTAAATATTCTTAATGTTAAAACTATTAAGAACAGTTTGAATATTTTTAAGTTGTTCAAAGAAAAAACCTATTTCATCATCCGATTTAAAAGATTCTTTAGCATCTACTTCTTTTAATCGTTTATCCGCCTCTCCAATATACTGGGATATTTTATTTAAATAAGACATATATCCTGTAAGGATATCTTCTTGTTTTTCATTTTTCCTTAAAAGATTATAAGTTGTAAATCCTAAAATTAATGTAGAAATGGATAATGTTATTACTAAGTATATCATAAATTGTCTAACATATTTTTAAGTCCTTGACTTTTAATAGAACCAAGTGCTTTAGTTTTAACTGTTGATTTATTTGAATTATTATTACCATTCAATATAAAATTGCTTTTTGGAATATCCACGCTACCCTTTAATTTAGGTAACCATTCAACTTCAAACTCAATTCTAGCAGCCATCATATCTGCCTGATGTAGGATAAAAGGTAATGAAGTACGAGGTTTTTGTTCGGGCATATACGTCATTAGGTATTTTTTATTCGCATCATCATATAAACCATCGTGAGTCTGGATTGCTAACATTTCATTGAATGTATACGTTATACCATGTGATTGTAACATAAATAATCCACGATCGGGTACAGAAGCAAATGGTACTTTAGTATTAAATTTATAATCCTCTCCTAATTTTTCACGTCTCCACTTATCGTCCTGGGATATATATGATTCTTCGGTTTCCGATCCCATTTTACCTAAATCATGATTAATAGCTGAGAATACTAATTCTTCGGTAGTGAAGGTAGTCATATCACAACCAAAACCCTCCCACAACCCAGACATTGATAATGCTCCTCGTACAACACGATTTACATGGTCAACATATCCTCCGGGGAAGGCACTATGGTATTCTTTTTTATGAGAAGCAGGCATGAGCATAATACGCTCTTGATACGTTTCATAAAATTTAATTAATTTCTCTTTACGAGGTGATGAGATATGAGTATCAATATTACTCATAAATTCTATCCAATTTGATTGGATTTTTTCTGCTGTTAGATTCATAACTTTTATTTATTTAATTTATAATTCGTTTGAAGTACGTGGCTCACGTTGGATATAATCCTTCGTATCTTGGATTAAATCTTTTAATTGATCTAATCCTTTTTTAAATGATTGAATATCCCCACCTCTAGATAGAAGTGATTCTAATTGGGAAATTGTACCTTCTGTTTTCTCCAATTTACTTGTAATAATTTCTCTATGTTGCATAACTTTATAATTTATTAATTTATTAACCTCGGAATAATTTATAACCCCTTTATTCTCCTTTTTTCTTTATTCCCTTTATTCCCTATTTTTTCCTTTTCCTGTACCCCCAAGGTACGTGGAATATTTTGTTTCTCCTAATTTAAATGGGGTTTTGTGAAAGAAAATCAAGGATATGTTTTAAATGGGAGCATTTTTCAAATTCTTCTGTTTCTTCCCAATATGATATAGCAAATTTTAAATAAGTTTCTAAATATTCATCTGAATAATGTAATAAAGCTTCCTGGCAATTCCCATCTAAGATATTTATTTTCTCAACCCAGAACCAGGCTCTATTATATACTATAAATTCACCTGCTTTTTCTATATCATATAAATTAAGTTCCTCATTCTCCATTCTTGTGAAAAAAGATACTACTTCTTTATTAAAAGTTCTATGATTATGGATGAGTTTTTTAAACATACCTACCCAGAATAAAGGATGTTCTTTATAATTTAATAATTGATCAACCATTTCCGCTTTTTCTTTAAGCGAATCAGGTTCTTCATCATTAAATAATCCAAATATTTTATCTACATTCATATCAATAAATATACGTAATTTCCGTTTTTTACGCGTGTTTAATACATTACTATATGTAATTCACATAACCACACATAAATCATATATAATTGTATATACAACAAAAAAGGGGCAAATGCCCCTTTAATGTAAGTAAGTTGTTTCGGTGATATTTTATTTAATAAGATTTGATGTATGTTTGTTTAAAACGCTCAAGTTCCATCACCACCCGAGCATCAAGTTTATCAATTCGAGAATCAACCTTACGATCGACCTCACTAATGTAACCACCTAGGTTACGATCTTTATCTTCAATAATTTTATAAATATCACTGATAGATTGTTCGAAGTTACGAATATGATTTTCACATTCATTAACTTTTTTACTTGACTGTAGTACCACATAGACCAAGACAATGTCTACGACCAATACAATACCTAAACCGAAAGCTAAAATAATTTGTTCCATAATTTTTAATTAATTTAATTTGAAACAACTTACTTGTGGAGGATATCGGAGTCGAACCGATGACCCCCTGCGTGCAAGGCAGGTGCTCTAGCCAGCTGAGCTAATCCCCCATGTAAATGCTCTCTCTCTTGGGCTCGAACCAAGGACCCTCTGATTAACAGTCAGATGCTCTAACCAACTGAGCTAAGAAAGAATGGAGCGAAAGACGAGATTCGAACTCGCGACCCTTAGTTTGGTAAACTAATGCTCTACCAACTGAGCTACTTTCGCTTATGAGCCTCTTGTCGG